TGTGAAAGCTTCACCGGGTAAAGCTTTTATAACCGCTATACGTGTTTTTTCTAAAGATATAAGCAGCACATTCGCAGCTATCGTAACAGTATTCAGTGCTACTTGGGCGACTGCTTTAAAAGATATAAATTGCAATCTTATACTTTTAGCAATAGAACTCACACCTCCTAAAGCATCCACCAGCAATATTACCCCTGGTACAACTAAACTTAAACCTAAAGTAGCAACTGCCCAAGTCGCTGAAAAGCTGAGGCCTAAAGCTATCACACCTGCTCGCAGAACAAGTATCCCTATACCTACTGAGGCTAATGTTGCTATTAGACCTGTTATAACTGTGCCTACTAAAAGGAAATTAGAAGCAAATTTAGCCAACTCAGGGTTACCATCGCGAATTTCCCTTAAAACCGTGACTAATTTTTTAACAAAAGGCTCTATGACTTTGAAAGTGCTATCACCTATCTGCGAGAATATGTTACCTAAAACGTTACTCAATTGGATAAATACACCTGTACCTTCAGCGGCAGCTTTGGCTACACCTTGCATCTGGCCTTGGACTTCTCCTAGGATAATAGATTGAGCTTCAAAAAGTTGATTGGTTTGTACTAGAACTTTTATTTGTTCCTTTTGAGCATCTGTGAATTGTATACCTACCCTTGTTAGAGCACTTGCCCCGAGTATTGGGTCATTTAACGCTTTACCAAGTTGTATCGCAGCGGACTTCGTATCTGTACCTAAAGCTGTCGCCATATCTAAAACAGATTCCGTGGCCGCTGGGAATATATCTTTGCCTAGATTTTTAAACGTTAAAAGTAAGTTAGCAGCAGAGGCTACAGCTGAATCTGAGAAAGTAGTTTGATCTTGGAGCGCAGTCGCAAGTTGTAATATCTCATCAGATGTTATACCTGCTGCGTATCCTGTGGCTTTTAAGGTTGCTTCGGTTCTCAATGCCGCTTGCTCATCCGCTCTATATGCCTTTGTTACACCTACTATAGCAGCTGTTAAACCTAAAAAAGCGACACCTGAAGTTTTAGCGATACTAGTAAGGTTATCTTGTAGCTGTTGTGTATCTTTTTTCAGCCTTTTGAATTCTTTCTGGAGATTACTAGAGTCCCCATTTATCTCTATGAGTAGGTTTCTATCATTGGCCATTTTTTATTTTACCGCGTAAGATTTTATCAACTTCTTCTACTGAACTTAGGTATTCTTTTTCGCTTATTTTTTCTTCTGCTTGTATTCTTGTTTGTTTTTTCCTAATAATATGTTTACCCATATCTATACCATGTAACCTGGCGAGATAACAATAATCGTTATTCTCTCGCATCGATATAGTTTCTACGAGTTTATTTGCTAATTTTGGTGTGAACTCTTCTAAGAAAGACATATAAGTGTAAGGATAATTAGAACCTATTTTGTCGTATATTTCTTCCAAATCCAAAGAAACGGAATCCTGTGAATTTTTTTTTTTTCGTTTTCACCGAAGCTATCCGTTACAATTTGGGATATACATTCTAATATGGCTGTATAATTAGTCAGACCGTCTTTAGGGTTGTTTTCGCCGATCAGGTAGTATAATTTATGGATCGTATTTGTGTCTACGGGATCACTGTTTAATTTAACAGTGTATGTATCTATTGCCAGCTTACTCTGAGTATCCAATAAACAATAGCAAATAACACACATATCATAAGGTGAAGGTTTAAGTAGGACATCATTTAACTCTTTACCGTTAAGAGCCGATGATATAGCTATAAGCTTTATAAAAGTCAAAGGTTCCAGTGTTAACCTTTGACTTTTATCTTTTATCAGTATATCTATACTACGGCTCTTAGTCAAACAGTTTTTCATTATGATGATGACTCTATAGTTTTCTTTTCAAATACACCGTTCCTAGATTCGTCACGGTAAAGCTTCATCGTAACAGCAGCTTCTGAGAAGCTATTCTCAGTCATATTGATAGGTAAACCTGCACCAGCTACTCGGAAGCAATCTAAGAAAGTCATAACTTTATCGCCTGCTCTTTGTGCCGATATGATTAAACCAAAATCGTTAAACACTTCAGTAGAACTACCGACGATAACAGAGGTACTACCTGTGTTTATCGGTTTAGCTGTAAATGTAGCAGTATCACCTGTTACAAAGGCGATGGTACCGGAATCACCCGTTAACTCTATACCGAAACCTGGCACAGTCACAGCTGTTGAAGATGTTATAGTCAGAGGTGAAGCTGTGATTTTTAAAAGGTCGTTTTCAAATACCTTATCTGTACCTTGAGCAAAATCGACATCGGTGTAAGCGTATACATCAACTGTAGTAGCACTAGCTGCCTTAACAACGTAACCGCTAAATTTAAGGTCTGCTTCACTTCCAGATTTAACACTAACTGTATCTATACCTGTAGATGCAACAATACTTACACCTTTTTTATTAGTCAGTGTTGAAACACTACCACCTGTTTCAGCGGCTGTTTTTGTAACAGCTTTACCTAACAATGTTTCAAATAAGAAATCAGGGTATTCTTTGAATGTTAAAGATAGCTCAGCGGTTATTAGACCTCTTTCTACTTTCCAAGCGTATTTAGATGAACCACCATTCAAAGATATAAGTTCACCTTCTGAGGATAGTTCAGCACTAGCTACAACCCTAGCTGTACCGAGTGGGCTACCATCTGAGAAATTGTAAGCAGTTATAGAGTGTATACCAAATATGGTATGCGGTTGGGATAGCGGCATTTTAAATAGCTCCTAGTTATATTACGTTTTCAGTTTTAAGGTTTTCATGGAAGCAAGTAGGTATATCTAAAAGCTCCACATTACCACCTTTTTTTATGCTGAAAAAATAGTCATTTTGACAAATTACAAAATCTTTCTTAGCGATAGTTTCTTTTTTAGTTTTAGTTTTTTTATCCATGTTTCTACCCTATAATATTTGCACTTATATGTATACCACTCATTTTAAATTGAGCACCATCGTTAGTTTGCACATCTACTGGTACAAACTCTGTTATCTTAAGTTGCGAAGCTTGTGCGCTTTTCTTAAAATTATCTTGTATAATTTCCCGCAGGCAACGGGAGTATCTCATCAACTTATTGAGTGTACCACTTTGGTTAGTATTATCAAACACCACAGCTACAACGAGTGTAACCTCTAAGGCTGTATTTGCACCAACAGTATTTGTTTTTATGTTCTCAGGTGTGTAATATATAAATGGGTTAACATTTAAAACTTGGTTAGATATCTCTGTGAAATAGTTTTCGTCAGCTACAGAGACTATACTGTTGTTATCAGATTTTTCTGTATTTACCTCAGAAACCTTAGTCGCGAGGTTGGCTTTAATTATACCTATAACATCGTCTATAAAGGATTCGATATCATATTTTGCTGACATTACCTAAAACCTCTAATCTGGCAGCAACATAGTCTGCTAATATTCTTTCGAAACGTAAACCTTGAGCATTGTCTATGAACAAAAACTTTCTTCCAGGTATCCTACTTGTGCCTTCTTGGTTGTATTTAGCATAGGGTACTTTTGTACCTTGGATAAGGGCTTGTTTGCCTATTTTTCTTATTGTGTCTTTGTTACCTATACCTGTAACTGAGTCTCTTAAGTTACCATCGAACACCAATATAGGTGCACCTGGTCTGATCGCTTTTTTATATTTAGAATAAGCTCTCGATAGAGGTGGATATCTACCGGGACCAGATAGTATGAAATTTTGCTTAGTAGTTTTAAAGATATCCCTGGAAATCTCACCCATAGGGAATCTCAAGTTGCCTACAGTTTTTATCGCTTCCAGCAAGTTTCTCTTGAAACTATCATCGTTATCCACCTCATATGATATAAAGCCTACCATTGTTTTATACCTTTTTCAAAAATAGGAACGTCTACATTGCCTGTTTCTGTGTGGAAGGACATGAGAGGCGATGTGCTGTTTATTTCAACCTCTCCTGGTAAATCTATTTTACTGTCTCTTATGGCTATTAGTGTTTTCATGCTCTCTCTGTAAGCACTACCATTGGTGATATCTTGTATGATTCTACCGTCAGGTATAGGTGTAGATTTAGTTAAATCTAAAATCTTAGCTATCCTATACGTAACTAAATCTATAGCTATTTTCTTTAATACTAAAAGGGACCCTGAGGCAGTAACAGGCGTAGTATATCTTTTACGTATATACATATCTATTATTGCGTCGGATTGCTCTAAGAAGTCAACCACAGCATCAGAATCAACAGGGCTAGAACTGGTGAAAGATATATTCTTAAGCTCATTTTCGATATCTGATGTTGTGGCGTAAGGCATTAGGCTGACTCAATGAGATTTTTACTTTGAAACAGTTCTAATAACTCTGTAGGACACACATCACCTTTTTCGTAACATGTACCATTGTGCTTGACTTTACCTGTTAAAGTTCTAGTAGCTCGTACAGGTGTAGTTTTTTCAACAGCTTTTTTAGCAGCTTTTTGTAAAAGTTTAGCAGCTTTTTTAGCAGCTTTATCGTTATCTTTTTGGATACCGATATCTGATTCTTCATTTAAACCTAAATCTAAATCTAAATCTAAATCTAAATCTAAATCTAAATTTTCATCTTCTTTTAAAGCTTCTATCATTCTATCTCTCTTTAATATTGAAAGTGAAGGGTGTATATACCTGCACCCTTTTTCAGGTTTATTGTAGGCGTTGTAGAGGTTAAGCTACAGCATCTTTAATAAGGTAAGCAGCTTCAGCCATAGCTAACAATTGGTCGTAAGAATCGTCAGCTTGGATAAGTTTAGATTTAGGAGGCTCAACTTGATCGTTTTTGAATACACGGCGAGGTGCACCAAATTGTTGAAAACGATAACCTAAAGCTACTTGTCGTTTAGCTGCTGTGGTAGGCGCTACTGCGAAGATGATATGCTTACCCCATACAGAAGCGATAGATGAGGTTTGGCCTTCTTTAGCGCTCTCATAAACAGCTTCACCAACTAGGACACGTTTAACTTGCATAGCTTTAGCTAATTCTGTCAAAGATAAAGAACCAGGGCGACTATCAGCAAAACCTAAACTACGTAGCAAGCTAGGATGAGATGTTAAAATATTCATAACATCCCATGACATAATAGCAGTGTCAGGTGCTTTACCTACAGATCCGAAGATTGTAGACCTAGCTGTTGCGAAATCAATTAAAGGATCAGAGTTAGTATAATCGCTATATCGATCTGTACCAGATAGTGTTACGTTTTGAGAGATAATAGATGTAGATGTTAGAGTATCTGCTAAACCTTTTTCTTTTTCAAGAAAAAGCAAACCTGTTAGTTCTTCGGTAGTGTCTTGCTCAGCTGCAAAAGGCGCTTCAACATTAGCGTAATCTTCTTCGGTAACAACATCTTTAAGACCGTGTTTATCGATAGAATATGTGTCAGTTGAATATGTCCTAGTGTCAACTTGTTTGTATTTGTTTTTACCAGTTGACAAAGATGTCTCAATACGTAAATGCGATGTTCCGTATTTACCTATTTTACCAGTACTTTGTTTAACGTTAACAACCGGGAAAATTAATTCAGAAATAAAACCTTCAGGTATTATTTTATTGGAGAAGTTAGTCAGTAGTTTATCAACTATAGCTACGGTTTGAGTTCCGGCCATGGTGAAATTCCTTTCTATTGTTTTGAAAATAAAAGTTAAACACTTTTAAAATAAAAGTGTTTAACTTGGGCAAATTAAAATTAACTTAAAGCTACACCGCCTACATTTGCGATAATTGTACCATTACCTGCGCTATCGATATAAACAACCAAAGCTTCATTTGGCGCGTTTAAAGTAGCGATATTATTAGAACCATTGAAGGTACCAGCAGTAAGTGTCAATTTATGTGCTGCTGTACCTGATGCGCTAGTATTTTTAACGATCAGCAAACCTTTATGATCTGCTGCATCAGCTAAAGTAGCTTCGATAATTGTACTAGTGTGGTTCAATTCTACAGATTGCACACGGTCTGCAACAGCACCTGTTGCCGTTAGCTCTTGGGCACCTGGTACAGATGTTTCAGCTACAACAAAAACTCCGAATATATCACCCGCTACAGCACTATCTAAAGCGTAAGCGAGAATATTTTCACCTGTTTGAGCGGTAACCATACCGCCGGTAGCGTTAGGGGTAAGAGGGCTACCTGCTATGATAGTACCACCTGCAATAGCTTTAGCACCGCCACCTTGGGTAGCTACTTCAAGAGCAACACCTACAGCAGAACTTACAACACTCATAAGGAAACCGATACTAGTTTTGTTGATACCAGATTGATAAGCTTTGCCGTTTGTAGACACATACAAAGGTTTAAATTGTGAACCTGACAAATCTGCTCCTGACAGAAGGTTTGTTACCAGGTTAGGGGTTGGGTAACTTGACATATTTAATATTCCTTAAATTGTTTTAATATTTTAAAATTATTTTAACTTTTTTCAAAAGAATCGTTAAACTTTAGCGGCTATTTCAGGGTTATCTAAAACAACACGGCTATAAGCGTCAGACAGGCTGATGCCTTCTTCTTTAGATTTAACTTTGGTCAATTCATCTAGTTTTTTCTCAGCAATATTAGATTCGTCTTCCTCAGTAGTCGGTGCAGAAGAACCTGTGCCTTTAAGATTGATAGATACAGCATTTTCAGCGAATTTAACCATATCGCTTTGCATGTAAGCTTCTTTTTGAGCTTCCACTACTTTACCTTCGGATAACATCTTTGTAAAACTGTTCTCTTTCTTTTGGGCTTCTAATGTATTTTCTAAAACAGCAAGGCGCTCAGATAGAATTTTATTAGCTGAGCTAGCTTTGTCTTTTTTAACTTCGGCTAATTCTTTAGCTTCTTTGGCTTCTTTGGCAGCGGTTTCAGCTTCAGCTAATTTAACTTTAACAGCTTCAGCTTCGGCTAGATTAGCTTTAGTCTCTTTGTCCGATAGACCTAATTTATCAGATAGTTGTTTTTTATCTGAAGCGGAAAGAGTGTCGAGTGATTTAAGTATTTCTTCGAATTTACTCATAGTGTTACCTTTGGTTATGTTGTTATTGTTATCGGTTTCTTGCTTTACAATTTCCTCTGAAAAAACAGGCTGCATGTCTTTGACATGAGGTCTGTTTGTTAAACCGGCGCCATAAAGCGTTGGACCGTATTTTTCTCCTGATTCTGAATCTTGGTATTCTAAATCAAAATCAGCAGAAATATATCGAATTTCCCTTTGGAGTATTTTACTTTCAGCTCTATCTGTCCAATCGACAGTTATCCAAAGTTCACTATCGTTATTTTTTAATGTTATATCTTTCACCCAACCAGCAGCATCAGCGAAAGCCTCGTGGAAGTAGTCTACAGCTATATCCACCCTACGTACTCTGTTTTCGAAATTCAATTTAAAATCTCGAAGGGTTTCAGATGTTATGTCAAATTTGCCATAGAGTGCGTGGTCGAAGTTACCAGTACGTATCAATTGTACTTGTGAGATATCTTCTTTAGGTATCTCCTCTAGCATAAATCTTATGTTGTTAGACATGGTTCACCTATTAAATTTTAAAACCATATTAACATAAATAAAAATACTTGTATATTTTTATTTTTTTCAACATCAAAATGTTTTACTTTTTAATATTTTAGTTATTTCTTCTTCTGAACCTGTAGGCCTCAGACCTATCGGGTTAGTGGGTTGAATTTTATTTTGCCCTACGAGTTGTGCTCTTACTGTGGTCTCGCAATTGTGGTGATACGGTGGTAAATCAGCAGTTTTATATTCTTCTTTAGAAAAGACTCTGCCTACTAAGTTTCTACAAATGGCCGCATCAGGCGAAGGGTTAACTATAATGAAACTTTCTATTCCATCGAACACTGCCGGTGTTTGGAAAACAGCATTCCTAGCACTGTTGATGGTGCCTGCTGTCACATTAAGAGCGGCCGTATTCAATACACCTGATGTGGATGTATACCCTTTAGCGGCTTCTGTCATATCTTTAATGAGAGCATCTACAGAATCTGTTGTATCTAATTTCTGCGAAGCTATAAAAAACATACGTTTTTTCAACTCTGTGTCTTGATCTGTAATTATTGCATCTATGTTTGCACGCAACTTATCCCTTAGGGCGAAAGGTACACTTTTTAATATAGTTGAAAACTCATCAAACTTGATATTCGGCATATTTAATTCTTGCAAAACCTTACGTGTAGCTTCCTCGGCTAGTTGCGCTATTTCTAAACGCAATTTCTGCTTATATTCTCTTCTATTTGGTATATCTGTTTCTTCTATAATTTTTCTGCGTTTAGCAGGTGCTTTTTCGTTTGAAAACTGTTTGGCCACCTTATTTAAAAAACTACTGACCCTATCTACTAGTTGTGATTCCATTAGTGAGTGTACATCATTCGCTTTATTCTTTATATAAGAAGGCTTTTTGTCTGCTAGATTTACAACAGACTCTGAGAGTTTTGTTTTATCTTCCTTAGGTTTTTTTTTATCTTCTTTTGTTACCACTGTTGGTTTATCTTTTATATCCTGTTTTTCAGCATCTTCTTTTTCTTTTCGCTCTATTTCACCTTGCTCTTTTTCTTTATCTGTTCTCAGAGGTAAATCGTAATCTCTATTCATTTCATCTTCTAATTTATCAGACGCATAGATTATGCCTGCACCTTTCAACAGTGTGACTACTTCTGCTCTTTCTTTACCGCCTTTATTTGTGATATCAGGGGCTTTCAATTGGCAGTACTTTTGACGTTTACCAAACTTAGCATCTACTATTTTCTTAATGACACTGTCTTCAATGGCATCTGCTATGTTCTCAGAAAATATCTCGATACCATTTAGAAATAGTGTAGATAAATCTTTACCTAAAGCATGGCTACCTCCTCCACCACCTAGACCTAATTCTAAAAACCCAGCTAGAAAAGCTTTAGCCATACGTTTGTCTTCGCCATCTATGGCTGCTTCCACTTTCTCAGCGTCGAAAGGTATCTTAGTTATATCAATCGCGAAGCCTTCAGGTATAATAAGATAGTTGTTTTGATGGGATGTGTAAGATTTAAGCATCAACTTGAACATATCCATCTGCTGTATGTCTTCTTGGGCGCTCACAGGTACTGTGCCTGTTAGAACCCCTGTGGCACAACGCTCCATACCCATAGCTTGCACTTTAAAATAGAAATCTTTACGTTTATAGTTACCGTAAATAGGTCTCAACATAGAGATACCTTCGTAGTTATCACCTTCTTTTTGGTTGGTGATACACATTAAATGTTCACCTGGTATCTGAACATCAACGGCTAAATCACCGTTGACAGTTTGCCTGACTGTTTTTATAGAGCCGTTGGGGTTAAGGTTCCATTCGTAGATACTTTTTTGAGACCTGAAAGCTATATCTTTAATACCTATATATGTGCCCCATTTTGGGTGGTCCATAACGACTTTATATATAGGTTCGAATAAAGAGAAACCAAAGTCTATACACGTCAGTGCTTCTACTATTAAATCTCTAAAAGATTTAGATTTAGAACCATCCGGGTAAGAGATATCTTCGAATAGGCAAAATGTAACAAAATCAGCTATGTTTTTTTCTTCATCAGAATCATCGGCGCTCTCAATACCCCAGTTAGCTGCTATAATAGGATTCTTTACACCTTTTAATAGCATGCTGACTTGGTAATCCGAACGACGCATCTCATCATATATACCCATACCATTTGGCATAGATGAAAAATCAGCTAAATATTCTTCGCTATAGGTACCTGAAAAAACCTCTGTTCCTGTAGAACCTACGTTTTTATTATTTTTTGGTTTAACAATATCTTTGATTGTTTTATCTTTTGAAGGATCTTCTATAGCCATAATATATCTCTATTTAAAAAAACAAATCTGTTATCTTACCGTTAGAACCAGATGCGACCCAATTTAAAAATTGAGATGTCGCATCTACCTGATCGTCGTGTGCTACATTTGGGAAAACTATCATCTCTGTAATATAGTCCTCTACCCAAGGTGCACCTACCTTTAAGAACAATTTACCATCCTCAACCTGCGGGCTACAGGTTGATGCTCTTGTTATCTTATCACTTTCTGGTAAAATTGAAACAATATTAAGTTTTGTTTCAGCCTTTAAGTCTTGGATCAATTGTTGGCCTGATGCTTTGTCCTCAATCAATAATGTAAATAATATATGCGCAGCGTATAATTCTTTACGTCCTATCCATTTTTCAGCTAGTTTTAAAACTCTTCTTTTTAAATCTGGGTATGTCAACCTTTCACGTACTATTTCCAATTGGTCGTAGCCTGATTCATGTTCTCCGAATACTATACCTACCGAAGGATCGTTTATCTGTTCCGCTTTGATAGCTGTATCCCAAGATGCAACTATCCTTTTATATTTTCGTTCTGTTGTGAACCAAGAAAAATCTTCTCTTCTGAATATGTTACCGCCTGCTGGTGCAGGTAATTGTTGGAATTGTCCTGCTGTCGCTAAAGAGCCCATGACTTTTTTATCGCGTTCCACAACCTCTCTAGGGAAACGTTCGGTGAATAACAATTCTCCTTCTTCAGTCCTCGGATCTTCGAAACCTAAACAAGTATAATACTTTCTTTCTGGCTCAAAGTCCATTGGTATACAGAGGTGCTCGTAACCTAATTCTTTCGCTAATATATAACCTGAAACATCCTCTTGATGGAGCCTTTGCATTATAACGATTATAGCTGAGCTTTTTGGGTTTATTAAACGAGTAGGTAAAGCTTGTGTGAACCAATCTAAGGTTGTTTTACGCTTAAGCGCTGACATAGCACCTTCCACAGAATGCGGATCGTCTACTATAACCCTATCACCCCTAGAACCGGTCATAGAACCGGAAGACATAGCTTCTCTGAAACCGGAGGCTGTGTTTTCAAATTTAGACTTAGCATTTTGGTCGCCCATAAGCTTAATAGGCCATCTCTCATTGTACCATTCCCCGCTTATCAACCTTCTTGTTTTTATATTGTCCCTGAGTGCCAATGATTGGCTGTGTGCAGTAGATATATACTTAAGATGGCTCATATCTTTAGGTCCCCACTCCCAAGCGGGGAAAAATACACTTGTCGTTAGACTTTTCATAGTTCCTGGTGGTACGTTTATCAGTAGCCTGGTTATCTGTTTATGTGAGACTGCCTCGAGATGCTCGCATATAGCGTCGATATGCCAGTTGTGGCAATACGGTTGACCCGGTTCTAATTGGTGCCAAGCTTGTTTTATGAACTCTGATAGGCTACGTTTAGCTTGTTCGTTATATATCGTCGCCGGGTTCATCAACACTTGCTGTAAGTGCGTCGGCAATCTGTCTAAGTGCATCTAATTGTTCACATGTTAAATTTGATAAGTCTACTTGGTTTAATTGCGTGTTGACAGATTTAATAGGGTTATCTTTTTGGCCACCTATCGATAGTTTATCGTTGAACATACCTAAATGTCTACCGACGCTGTTTAGAGCCCCGAGTTTGTCTAAAAACTTTATATTTGTTTCTTGGTTTATTTTACCATCGAGTTTCGATCTTACATTCGTCGTCGTAAAAGAGCTTATAGCTCTAGCTGTTGGCTCTTTTAATTCAGCTATTGTTTTTATTTCACCAGTTATTTCGTCGTACATATCTTTAGGGTTAAGGAATGCAATAGCGGCGAACTCTTTGAGTACTCTATCTTGGGTTATATTCGTTCTATCAGACCTGTCTTTCAGTATCTTCGATATATAACGCCTAACTTGAGTTTTGCACAACAAGTTATATGCTATAGGTGAAGCTGATTTTTTCGAATAACCAGCGCTTATAGCAGCTCTTCTAGGGTTGAAATCGATGATGTATTGATCAGCGAACAACTTCATTTTTTCATTTAGTATTTTCTTCATTCCCATTATTATATAAAATATAATACGAAATGTAAAACTCTAAACGTAAGCTACA